TGTTATCACCTACAATGAGTTCGCTCGTTTTAATCCGATCCGCACTTATTGAATCAGCAGCTATGTTCGTAGCTGTAAGATTTTTGATTAGCGCAACATCCATGATAACGCCAAAAGTGCTATCGACAATAAAGGGAGTCTTTGTCCCAGTCCCTGATGTATCACAAATAGCAAATCGATCTGCAACAATCTCAAACGTCGAAACAGCTCCATCGTTCATCAAGCCAAAGCCAGCTACCTTACCATTACTATCTAGCTTAACCGAATACTGAGAGTAAACAGTTCCAGATATTGCAGTCCAATCACTTGTGTAAGTAACCGGATCTTTGTTTGTGTTAGTCGTAAGGCTGCGATATAGATTAGAAGCATAGACAACCGTCATGCCTGGGTAATATGTAATCAAAGCTGACCAATCCGCCCCAGCTACAGCTGCCCTAACAGTTTTCTCGATCGCAATAGCTGCACTGTTATCCCCTACATCCACCTGCAAAGTTCCAATATCAGTAGCTATGGCGGATAAGTCAACAGTTCCGTTATGAGAAAGAGCGTTAATTGAAACCGTATGGCTGTTGATAACAATAGCCTGTGCCGCAACAGCATCTTCTGCATTACTCACAGATGTTGCCAGTGTCCTAAAATCTTCAGCCTGACTTACTAGACCGCCTTCAGCAGTTGTTACTCTGCCCGTAAGAAAACCAAGTGCCACAATCTGAGCGTCTAGCGCTTTATCTAAGCCATCATAATCCAGCTCTAAAATATCCACCCTCTGGTCTATCAGCGTAGTTGCATCTTCCGCCTCAGATATTCGTACACCAGTCTCTCCTAGCGATTGATTCAAAAGATTATCAGCCACTTCTAAGAGGGCCAGCTGAGCAGTTATAGAACTACTCCCCACTGAGATTTTATCAATCTCACTTGTCAAATCACTATGGAGTTGAGTGCTAGTTATCTTTCCAGAAAGGCCGGCTACTATAAGATTTATATTCCCCGCATCAGTTAGGTCTGGGGTCTCACCTGGGAGGCCATCCATCCCTTTTATTGCCTGATAATCTATGGTCACAACAGAAGGTGCTTTTTCGATAACGATCTCAGATGGATTACTCACATCTATAGAGTACGAAGCACTCTCTACTTTGACCAATGGAGTATTGTGGCTTATAACAATCTCTGTGCTCATATTCCAGATCTCACATTAAGAGTAAATAGATCTGACATAGTCAACCCCTCTATGTTTGTCAGGTAAAAAGCTGCGGTATATGTCCCAGGTGGAAGAGATCCAAACAGGCAAGTCATGGTTCCCAGAGCTGCATCGATAACAATACAAGTTCTGGTAGTGACCGGAGATGTTTGTATCTTGCACTCTACAGAGTAATCAGTCAGGTTTAGGGCAACCCCACCTTGCTGCACTCTAACAGGCTTTGGGGCTGTATCAACTGCTGATACGTTCAGAACTCCCATGACATTAGAAAGACTCATTACTCTTTCCCCTTTGGTGCCGGACTCTGAGCTTTATCGAACGACCTAAAGGCACCTAGCCCCAGAATCCCAAATAAAACCTGCATAGTTATGGTGGTATCTAACTCAGGGAAACCACCTACGTAGCCATAAAGACGAGCAGCCCAGTTAAGAAAAGGCGATATGATGGCGGCGTAAGCTAGGGCGCAACCACCTATCCAGCCCACAAATGGTCTCCAGCCAGACACAAAGATGTTTTCACTTTTAGCTTCTTCGATGTTAATCAGAGTCTGAGCCTGCGTTGCAGCTAGTTCAAGCTCTAAAATCTTCTGGTTAATCTCCGCTTTTCTCTCCGCCGGAAGATCGCCAGTAATAGCCTCTCTGATATCCTTAGCCAAAGTGCCAATACCACCCAGTAGACCACCAACCGCACCTGATGAAAGATCAGTCAGAATGCTCATAACCTCCCCTTTCCATGCCCATCCAGCCAGGCATCAACCCTAGATCCATGTTCCAGCAATCCTTCTTCACACATCGTATCCCAGGGAGTTCTGAACACCCCTCGTTTTGTGCACCAATTCTTATTCTGAATAAAATGCTTACATTTCTTGCACACCGTAGCGGTCATCGGTCACACTCTATATGCTGGCCGTGATTTATCGCATGGTGCGCCGCTATCTTGGCCAAACACAACTCATGAGCAGTCAATCTCTCTTCATGGTCTTTGCACCTACTGGCCATGTCCTCCTTCATCTCTGCTATTGAATTTTCCAGGTTTGCCAAGAGTTTTTTAGCTGACCAGAGAATATAACCACCTACAATTGTACCAATAGCGCCCATTATGGACGCAAAGCTAACCGAGATGTTTAGAGTCTGCATTGGCGTTGGCCCTCCGGTCTTTAATAAGTTTGGCCTTACGATCCCGTTCCTTGCAGCGCTCAAGGGCCTGCCAGATTTGTAGAGCAAGAATAATCATCAGAATCAATACAACTATCCCGGCGTACCAGTGAAATCCAGGGATCCAGACTAGTGTAGCTGCACCAGCGATAACCGTCTTATCCATTACTTATCTCCAATTAGTTCAAAGTGTGGAAGATCATCAAAGTTCTGATCTGTGAAATCCATATCTCCATCCCAATCGCCGCCCCATCTGATTTTGATATTCATGCTATCTGCGACGGATTTTACATAGCCAGCGAAGAAATAGAATCTTGCAAGATCCTTCCTCCTTTGGTCAGCCGTACCTTCTGTGCCCCACTTGACAGGATATGGTACAACATCAATAGCTAGCGAAGGGACAGAGTTATGTTTACTAACAGGCCAGGGTGTTTTTGACACACCGTTGGCTACAGCTCTATCTTGGTCAGCCTTATTCCTATGCCCACAAACAACAGAACAGTCAATATACTTAATGACTTCAGTGAGCACCATCTTGAGCCGATGGTCACAGGTTGCTAATTGAGCAAGAGATTTTGAAGAATAAGATGGCATAAATCAATATCCTTTGGTGTTGAAAATTTCAATATTAACTCTGCTGTGAATTTACGCTATTGACCCTACACTGATCTGCATCGGCTCTGTTATCTCTTTGCAAAACCCAGTTAAGGTGTTTTTGAATTGCACCACTAAGAAGTAGTCACCCGGAGTTTGTGCAGTATGCGTCCCAGGTACACGCACTTCCCACGATGATTGGTCGAGACTTTTATCTATTGTCCCGGTTGCACTAGCTACGCTGCCTAACGATGCTACAATGACATAACTAGCTGACCAATTACTGTCAAAAGTAGGCACCTGCGGGCTTATGTAGTCCTTCCAATAACTGTCTCCGGCGGTTATTCTCAGCATGATTTCACCTCTAAAATTCCTGTTCCAGCAAATTCAATAGATTCATATACTGTTTCAAAATCAATACTTGATGTTTCAACAATACTAAAAGTCACCACACTAGCTCCTATGTTAAAAGTTGCGCCTGCTTCAACTACGGTAAAGGCCCCCGCTTCGTAAGCGTGAGTGACTATTCCACCGCCTGTGAGACCATTCAGTCGCTCCCAGGCATCGCCTGCGGTTGAATGTTCTACCAATATTTCCCAAGCATCGCTCATCGCTCATAGTTCCAGACTGCCACCGCAATCTCTTCAGCACTCGGATAAGAGCCGCTTCCACTAAATGCTATAGCAGGCATCACAAAACTTCCAGAGGTAACCCCAACTTCACCACCTACAGCAGGTATTACTACAATTACTAATTGTAAATTTACAGCCGGGCTTGCTACACTACCTTGTTGCTGCCCAACCATAGCTGCCGCACTTACAACTGGCTGTGCGCTGGCTGCTGGCTGATCGAACACTCCAAGCGATCCCGCCGTTAAACTTGCAGCCAGAACAACAGATTGCAACGACGACGCAGGTTGAACCAGTGAACCCTGCTGAATACCAGTAAGAGTTGCTGCACTGATAGATGGTTGTAAACTTACAGCTGGCTGTGTAACAATACCTAGCTGACCAGACGAAAGTATAGGTGCCGCAACAACAGGAAGTGCTGACGGCTGTGGCTGGTTGAGAGTGCCATTTCTTACACCAGTAAGGGAACTGGAAGAAGCAACCACAGGTGCATCAGAAACACCCGGAACTGTGACTGTGCCGTTTCTTAGACCAGAAAGAGAACTGGGAGCCGTAACAGTTGGTTGTGTGCTCGCACTGGGTACAGTCAGCGTACCGTTTACAGCACCACTACTTGTGCCGAATACCCAGAAGTATTTTAGGCTAGCCCTCATTTACAGAGCCTCGAAGTAAATACTCACTGCCCCAGAGGATGGTGCAGTCCTGAGAATGGGATACACAAGGGCTGCTGCATGTATATCAACTATCTCAGATGCAGCAACATAAAGGGTGCCATCTGTGTAAGTGGCGTCACCCACAAAAGAGTAATCTCTGGTTTTACCTATCACTGTTCCTGCTGCGTCATAGAGTGCAAAGAAAACTGTTGCACTTTGTGATGCTACAGAGAACCTGCAACTGAGAGCCAGATGAATAGAGTTTCCAATATCAATCCCTGTGTAGGTTGCCAGTGATGCTGTTGCATCTACCGCAGATAATGCTGATCTACGAACTGCGGCCAGAGTTGCTGGCTTTTTACTGGTGATCGCACTGTAGTAAATCTCCGGTGTACTACTATCGATTGTCCGAGCCTCAATACCACCAGTATATGTAGTGGCACTGGATTCCAGACTTTGTTTTACTTCTGCTCCTGATGCCATAAATCACCTCTGGTTATTAAATTGTCTTCTGTTGATAGGTGCTGGAGAGAACGGCTGATCTTTATCCAGATACAATGTAAGACTGGGTACATAAAGCGAATTGGTATACCATACACCTGATTCTATCTTACAGTGACATCCTGACCACAGTTGCATACTACGAAAGTCAGTATCATCAGTTATTAAGGAACCGCCCGGTTGCATGCTAGCCCAAGTACCAGTCTCTGACATCAAAGCAAGAGTGTCTCCGGGGCCAATACTAAACGATATGGGTAGATTTGAGTATATCACCGATAACCCAGGATTTGCGTATGAAGATTCTGCTACAAAAGCCCTGTTGATATAGGCTCTTATCTTTGAGGTGTTAGTGTTCAGAAAATACAAACCTACACCTCTGATATTCAGCACTGGACTGTTCAACGGAACAGTAATCTGGGCACCAACATTACGAGTACTAGAGACTACATAAGCACCGTCATAAGGTATGTTTTTTCGTTGAGCTATTCCTGACAACAAACCACTGGTGTAGTTAAGCGTAAGTGTTGTTTGATGCTGCGCTACAACCGCCGTCCAGTTTGTACCGTTAAACTGTCTGCGCATAAAGGGTGCAGATACCGCATTGTATGTCTCTATAATCACCAAAGGCTTTACTTGACCACGATAGAGTTGAACATAATCTGTCGTAGGTGCGGTAGCTGTATTCTTGCAGACAATCCAGTATCTTGCGCCGAGTGTTAATGTTGTTGCACTCCAGCTAGGCTGTATCTTTTTCTGCGTCTCAGCAGTCCAACCGCCTGTTTGCTCAAAACTAGCCAGGGCAGTACCAGAGGGAATACCCGTACCGTCATCTGCCTGTAATTCAAAAGTTATTTTTCTATTAGCGTCTGTGCCGTAAACCGCTCCTATGTTGACCCAGAAATAACTTAGGTGCAAATCATCAGCTATAAAACTATAACCGAGCATTAACGTCGCAGGAGCAGCGTTTAGACTTTCAGCTGTAAAAGTTACTGCCGGTGAGAATGATAGTGTAGTACCAGTAAACATACCCTACACCTGCAGCGCTGCTAACGCTGCCTGAGCCGTTTGAAGAGCTTCCAAATTAGCCACAGATGGATCTGCATCATAAGCAATCTGAGCGTCCGCCACAGCTTTCTGGGCTATAACTAGAACATCCCTATCCAGCTGGAGTTGCCGACCCAAACTATAAATCATCACCATTACATCGCCGTAGGTTGCACTTCCTATTATAGAGTCATCCAGAGGATTGCGCAGTGACAGAGATTTTGTTGGATCAATCAGTTGAGCTGACACAGCACCGCAAGGGTTGTGATAGATTGTCCCTGAGATAGAATCTTCAGTGATAAACTCCTCATCCATTGTGATCCAGGGAATGCCATTGAACTCATTTCCGAAGCGACCACCGAAAACTCTCTGCTTACTCTTTGTAGTTGATGTTTTATATTCAGTATCGAGTATCATATAAACTCCTTTTAGGCCGGTGTCGGGATGGTAATCGGATTAGTTATGCCTGCGGTCATAGTGCCGCCATTCGATGCAGTTTGCGCGCTTAAACTACTGTCATCCACAGAAACCAGCTTTGCACCGGTGACAGTGTTTGTTGTGTTAATCCAGAGGGCGCAGTACGATGCAGGGCCAAGAGTTTCACCCGCTCCGGTAGTCCACGTAGCGTTTGCACCGTCGAGAACTCCGTTGGTGTTGGTCAAGGTTACTGTTTTAGCACCTCTGGTGTAGCCTGCTCCGGTTGCTAGCTCACCTCTGACACCGGCTGCATAGACGTCTGCTGCTGCAAAGCCGCCCGTTGCGTCATGCAGGGTTAGCCAATAATAGCAGGTAGCTAAGTTTGCTGCGATGGTATCTCTCAATCCTGTTGATGCGGTAAAATCTGCCATGATTATTCTCCTTTATTATTGATCTGCTTTTATAACTTTAATTGTGCTGGGATCTGGTTCATCCTTATGGTCAGGATCGCCGCAACCCAAAAGCAATAAACTTGCGGTGACGATTAAGACTCCACCAAATAGCAAAACATTTTTCAGCATCAATTTTAGAATCATGAAAATGTCCGGTATGACCACAGCTCCAACCTTTCATGTGATGCTTGACTATGACTCTGGCCTTCAGCTCCTCTTTCACACCCGCCCAGAAAGCCTTACTGTACCGAGACACCGAAGAGGCTCTTGATCTTATCCAGCAGAGTTTTTAATCTTGCGAAAAGCGTTGTGAACTTATCCACAACCACCTCGATATTGTTCAGCGATAGAAAGTCCTCAATAATCACAGCTGCTGTTTCGAGGTCGATAGATTGGATGTCTTCAGGAGTTGGAGCAGGCCTGAGAACTAGAGTAACTGCATCAGGTAAGACTTGTCCCAGCACCTCTACAGCTTCATTAGTAGTTGTGATGTTTGTCGGAACACTCTTCATCAGCGTAACTAGGGCAGGAATGTTAAACAAACTTAGCTTCGGTTGCGTGAACTCTTTGTTGTTGATTGTATAGGTCATGATTATCTCCTTCTAGAATCCGAATGAGCCGCCACGAGAGCCGCCTGAGCTTTTTAGGTATTGGTTGCTCCCCTTAGATACAAAGCCCTTTACTCTCTTGCTGCCGGACTTAACTTGTATATATTCATCAGCAGTCAGGCCAGACAGGTTAACAGATAGATCATCAGCAGAGAGATTGATGATAGCTGGTTCCGCTTCTGTACCTCTTACGCTGTAGCCGGTAGGAGTGTAGTCAGTAGTTACGGCTTTAGTTGTTCTGCCATCGTAGGGGCCAATGTTTGGGGTATCTGCAAAGTGGACAATGTTGCCGTTAAAATCTGTTGCGGGAGTTGACTGATCGTGGACGCCTGTAATAGCAACACCGCTGTTGTATGCTGTGGCCGTGTAATCAGGGTAATCAGTGTAGGTACGTGTTGAAATACCTGTTGTGGAATTATATGTCCACGGTAACTGTCTCAGTCTTGAATATGCAATTTGCGAGCTTGTAACCTCAATAAACCCTGCATCATGCCACGGCTTCAGTGCGTCAAGGATTACCTGCCATTTAGCACTTGGAATCTCCGTGTCATCGTGTGACAGTAATAATATAATCTCTCCATTAATAGCAGCACTGAATGCTATTGAGTTCATATTGATGATTGTTTCTGCGTCTGTGCTACCTAAAAACCCTGTGTGTATGTTAGCTATAGTCATAAACAGGTCAACAGATTGAAGATTCTGAGTGTTTGTCAAAATAGGTCTTGATCCTAAGAACCCCGCATTCAATACGGCTTGCCTGGATGTTGCATCCTGAGATCCACCTGGCTCAATAAAACTGTTTGGAGTGTAGACAGCCCCAGTCTGCGGATCAATAACATCACCTAAAGCATTAACCCATCCGGAGAGTGTGGCCTTATATCCAGTAATTTCATTGATATAGAATGGTGCAGTAGCTGATGATTTATTAAACAACAGTGCTGTGGATATTGGAACAAAACCACCGGTGTCGACCAGCGATGCAAAGTGAGTCCAATCTCCACCGTAAGAGAATGCAAATTCCCACCCTGGGTCAGTTTGCTGTATATCCAGCAAGGCATCATGCAGCGTCATCATGTTGTCAGTAGGGAGATTTACCGTTAATGTTGTTCCGTCCACATATACAGCAAACACATGATTTGTGAGATCGATTTTATACGTCTTTGTAGTTCCGGCGGTATGAGTCAATGTACCATAAGTAGTTATTGCAGAAGATACAGCAGCATGGCTCCATGTGTGCGAAGCTACTTCAACCGTTCCACGTTGAATTATATCTCGCAATAACTGCCTATCCGGACCCTCTATTGTGACATCAAAATCTGTTCCTGGATGACCATAATAAGCCCACGTCATTTTCATACCATAAGGTGTTAATTTCTGCTCTAGGGCATCGACATAATTGACTTGCGTTATATTACCATCATCAACAGCGGGGATAACAAAACCTTTACGTCCTGCATCCTTAATCATTTTACTGGGGCCAAGAATGTTGTGCCCACCATCTGTTACACCTGCGCCAAGATAATGGCCTTTAGGTGATTTCGAACCAGCAACAACTGTGCAATAATCAACATCACACGTTCCAGCAGATCGAGTTACAACCCCTGTCCCTGCACCAATTAATAGTGAATTTCTTACCGTTGTCGTACCAGACCCAGCCATAGATATAGCAGAAGCAATACCACCATTAATTACACTGTTTGTAAGTACAATGATGCCTGATTGCTGCATATTCAAACCACCATAAGGCCAAGCGTTATCTCCGTTTGCGTTTTCAAAAACACTGTATTGTATTAAACCAGAGCTTGAGCCTTTGAACTCTGTTCCAGCATAAGTGGTATTGCCTGCTCTACACCGCACGTTTTTCATCTTGAAGTTAGCAGCATTGGTAAAGGAATTGACAAGTTGAACTCCAGTATCCGCTGTCGGAGTTAGGATCAAATTTTCCAGAACCCAGTCCGTAGTTGCTGAATCACATCTAAATGCTTTTCTTGCACTTCCATTTACACTAAGAGTCATGTTTTTGATTTGTGTGCCAACCGGGATAGTACCACCACTGACATAAAACAATGTAGATGGAGAAGCCCCACCTAAAACCACCCCAGAGGGATCAGTTAAAGCAGTACCAAGTGAGTTGCTGCCTGTGATTAGCAGGCTACTGTATTTTGCGTCCGAAATATTTAGGATTGATGCAACATCATAAGACCCATTAACAATAAGAATGGTATTACTACCTGTTAGTGCTAGTGCAAGTATTGTAGATAGGCTATTAGCTGCCTTTGTATAGGTGTCATAAGGTGCTACTGGTGTGTTACTCCCTACTGGTCGTACCCAATACGTTGCCATTACTTACCTCCCTTTCCGCATATACACATATCAAAGCGCATCCGCAATAGTTCACATATCCTCTCTTCATGGCGTTTAATCTTGTCTTTGAGGCAAGCCAGTTCTGCATCTATCTCGATAAGAGTCATAGCTACATTCCTTGCACAGCGTTAGTTGAGCAAGGAGTTCCGAATTGAATTACTCCTGATTCGACCCCAGCTTGACCTACCCATATAATCTCCCACACATCAGCATCAAGCGGTGCAAGTTTGCTAGAATCTGAATTGTAATAATAAGAGCTGCCTGTAACAGGGCGGACTTTAATAGCACTCCAGCCAGTGGTATTGATGCCATAAGTAACGCCATTCCCAAAAGTTACATTACCAGTCATGCTGGCGCTAGATTGACTTTTGTCTGGATCGGGAACAAAGGCTTGGATAGATGTAGAGAGTGTTGATACAAGGTTCATGGTAGAATCTCCTTTGCTTTTCTATATTCTGGGGGAAGTTGCAATCTCTCTTTTTCATTCAAATAACTCTTCTCGCAGTGATTCTTTTGCCAGAAGAAAAGAGTGTCAATGACTGGCCTTAGTGTGTGCTTACTCCTGAAATAGTACGCTGATAGAGTTTCATCTGCCCAACCTGAGCCTATGAAGGCATTAAAGAGTTGATCGAAAGCTACTGGGATTTGCCAAAGTCTTGTTGTTAGTTTCATAGATTTTCCTATTAACAACTTTGGTGTTGAAATTTTCAACACTAATCTAGTGGTGCATATAAACAGTTGCGGAGCCTTCCATCTGGTCTTCAAGCCTAAACTTTTCATACTCATCCAACTCAGACTCATCCGGCCTAGATGCAGATGGAGAAAAGTTCCTCTCTCCAATATCAAACATTTCGATGCAGTTAGCAAAGCAGTCCATTACATCCCAGTATTTTGAATATGGAAAACTCAGGAGTTGTGCCTCCAGAGATCCCCTAATGTGCAGATCTTCATTATGAAACACAGCTCCCATTCTGTACAAAGGAGCTAGGGCTGCAACCCGGAGATCTTTTGCTTTAATAGCTTTGATCTCTACAAGATTTATATAAGATCTCTCTTTCGCAATAAACTGCTGGAATGGGTATGTCACAAAGTTGTTTAAACCTGTAACCTCGATACCAATATTAGGAGTGTTGAATCTCCTAGCCATCTTTAGAGCTCTCCCAAAAATCTCATCTGGCAACAATCTGTCGTTGATGCAATCTCTGAAATAAATCTTCCCCAATGTTGCATTGAAACCTACAGCTATGATTGCAGTAAAAGCACTCTGTGTGTTAGCGGTTTTTGCCGGATCAATTAAGATTATATTCTCTATCTGCTTTGCATTAAGCTCAGAAATAAAATCAGAGGAGCTTTCTTTATAGTAGCGAAACATAGACTGCTGGAATGTTGCGCTCTCTCCAGCGATAACCATATTTCTGAATTCCATGAAAAATATATCTAGGAGCCCCCTCTGCCTGTATGCCTCCGCTCTAGCTCTGATAGACTCTGTACTGATGAATTCCGGCCAGATGCTCTCGTAGCTATCGTTGCAAGCCTCTAACCTTACTGTGTGAAATCTCTCTTTGTTCTCCATCAGAGAATTGAGTTCTTCCTTATCAGGATTGTCAAAGTCCATATCTGTTTTTTCATCGATCAGATTGGAGAGCAGACTATCTTGGTGCACAACAGTCCCTATGAGAATCAACCTACTTGTAGAGCTATCAGAGTTGTCCATAGCTCCCAAGAGATCCCCGAAGAACCACTTTTTGAGCTTCTTCCTATTTTCTTCACTCTGAGCTTCGTCTTTACTCTCAAGATCATCAACCAGAAAAAGAGTTGGCCTATGCTTCCCCCATTTTAGACCCCTAATCTGGTTACCCGCACCCTTAGCTTGGATGAAGCAGAAAGGTTTACCTGAGCTATCAGAGAGTTCAATCTCCCCTTTCTCTTCTGCCCACTTATCAGATCTTAGATCCCCAAAAATCTCTTTAATAAGCTCATTTTCTGTGAGTTCTCTCGCAAGAGTTTTGACCTTCTGTGCAGCTTCTGCCGCCGTAGCACTTATGTAGACAATATAAGGTGCATGCTTAAACAAAGCTTTTCTGGCGGTAAAACAGAGGCCAATCAGAGTAGTCTTGCCGAAGCCCCTCGGAGCTGCTATTGCCACTAACCTTTTTGCATCATCATCCAGGAGACTTAGAATCTCCCTGTGGAGCGGGCAGAAAGGTCTGGTTATATGTTCTTGGAAAAGCGTAACCGCTGTTTCTGCTGTGTCATCTATGCAGAGTGCCAGCAGGTTTTGCAGATCCTCACTATATGGGATGCTCTCATTTTCCATCTCTACATAATCTCTGCGACAGAAGCACAAGGTGTTATGTCAATAATCTTTTGCTCTGTCAAATTAGAGAGCAGGGCAGCTCTTCTTGCTTTCAGCTCCTCCAGTTTATTCCCGTCCAAGACAGTTATTGAAGTCTGCTGTTGGACTTTTGTAACTTTTCCGTGCCCCTCTCTATCTAAAAAATCCTGAGCTATTTTCACCTTAAGAGAGGTTGTTACACCTTCCTTGTATTCCCCCTCACCTTTTATGATCTTCAACAACTCTGCCGCACCAAACAAAGCTCCTTCTTTGATCTGGCTTCTTATATCCAAAGCTTTTTCATTTTTATTAGCGGAGAGCTCAGCAAGATGGCTTTTGAACACTGGACTATTCATCATAGTTGAAAGCCAGGCTGGGGTGTACTTTAATCGCTTGGCAATATCAATAGGCCGCATGCCTGAGATGAGGAGACGGGCAACCTCTTTGTGGCGCTCCCAAAGGTAGGTAACCGGCTTCGCACTGTTTAACTTCCCAGATGGGACTCTCATAAAGATCTCCTGCAAAAAAAAAACTTTTTTCTGTTGTAAAGATAGAGAGAGAGAATATCTATCCAAGATTATAGCCCATTATAGATTGTGTATAAAAAGATGTCAATATAATAAAGTTGTGCTTTTACAATCTAGTTAGATAGAAACAATCTTTATAGAGAAAAAAGAGAGAGATGAAAATTTTTCCGGAAATTTTTTCTCTCTATCTATCTGGGCTTATAAAAATCTAAGAAATCCAACACAGATTGACGTTGAAATTTTCATCATTATCTTAGAGTTATATAAAGAGAGAGAGGCCGAAGATCTTAGAGTCTATAAAGGTTGGAGATAAAAATGTTGTGTTATTATAAATCTCCATGCGTATTTTCCCAAAGTGTCTCGGGGCGCAATCTATATCGCAATCCCCCTTCCATCCCCCCCCAATGTTTTTCGTGTTGGCACCTAACATGCAATAGAATGTTTGCAGCGTTTGATGCGGTGTGCATCAGAACCGTGATACGATCTTCAACCTTTGGTCATTGGCAACCTAATACGCACCGCATCCGGGTGATTAGACCTCTGTCACCGGTGAGATTCCTGAAAACATGGGATGCGGACTGTGCCTGATTGTGTGTGTTTACGTTATGATTTCGATGGTTTTGGGATGTTTTATATTGCAATGGCACCATTGGTATATGGTGGATATAAAAATGCCCTGTACGCTGTTCTGGATGCATTAAATGGGCCATATTGCAATGCCATATTGCAATGCCACCATTCCACCATTCCACCAATCCACCAAACACACAACATTGCACAATATCAGGTGGTTTATAAAGTCCTCCTGTAAAAAGGGGAACAAACTATGAAGAACTTCACAATCTCTATCAAGACCCGCATAGATTCTGAATCAGCACCAGTTGAGATGCGTCTAACAGTTGATAACACTCTCTTATCTATGGATGACATGGAAGAGTATGCAAGGAGAGCGATAACTGTGCAGCTTCAAAATGAATGGCGAAGCTGGATGAAGTCCGACAAATCTAAGGTTGACCCACTCCTGAATGACACCTACAAAACCAGAAAGCCGGGAGTCAGATCTGGAACTGAAGCCTCTGCTGAAGCTAAGCTACACAAAATTGCAAAGATTCTGAAAGATATTAAGCTATCTAAGAAGATGACAACAGAGGAGTTTGCAGACTATCTAGATTCTCTTTGATCTCTATCCATCAAAAATCTATCTAACTCTATCAAAAATCTAACTAAAACAAACAGGAGGGCTTTGTAGACCATCTGACTGTTGGTAAAACTCTTGGTAGAGCTATCTAGATTTATAATAGCGCATATTGTAATATTGTAACATTGTAACAGACCGTTGGAGGGTACCCATCCGCGCCAAAATACCAGTTTCAACGTCATCTCAAAAAGCTCTCTAAGTTCTATATTCCTCTAAGTTGATGTCCAAAATTTCAACGTCTAACTTATGATATCTCTCTATCTATATAATATCTCTAAGACTCTATATATAATCTCTATATATATATATATATTCTCACTATTCTTATATCTATAAAAATTTTTTTTTTACTTCGTATATAGACGATCTTAGAGAGAGCTCTAAGTTTCTCTCTATACACACTATATATATATTCTCTCTATATCTCTATACTCTCTTAGATATAGATCAACCTTTTATGCAATTCTAAGTTGATGTTGAATCTGTCATAATGGCGCGGGATGGTATGGGTGGCACTCTGTTACACTGTTACAATATTACAATTTGCACAATGTACCGGCTGGTTTTATTCTATCCCTTGTTCGGCGTTCAACCTTGTTCGATAACGCTCCCTTTTGAGAAAATCCTCCATCTTCGATAAAAATCCTCAATCTTCGATAAAAATCCTTGACATCTATGTTGGATTATATTATTGTTATCAGGATACTATTTCTCTCTCTCACAATCTATCTCTCTTTGCACAGTATAGAAACTTTATCAACCAACACAGAAAGGTTTTACTACAATGAAATCTTACTACACTGTCCTATCTTTTAAACAATTCAAACCTTTGGAGACTTGCCTCGTTGATATTATTCAACCTCCTTCTACCCTCCAATCATCTATGGTGCACAGAGCAAAAGCTTCTATGCGTTTCCTAGAATATCAACGCTCTTCATCTTTATACCCAGACCACAAGATTGAAGATTGGTTCCAAGATACTGATCCCTCCTTCTTGAAATATCCCGCTCTCATTGAGCTATACAATCTTGTTCCAGGAAGACCTCTTGTTGGGGTTGCAAACTATGAAGTCTTCAAAATATCTATCGGCGGAAAACTGGCTGCTCCAGCAAAAGTTTCTCTCATCGCCCAGAGAACGAAGATCCTCACTATTGAGGATCTCCACAAGAGACATAGAGATTTCATGAGGAAGGTGAGAGTTCAAAACTCTTATTAGGTCTCAACCTTTATCAGTCAACACAAGGAGGTTTACAACAATGTCTATTTTTCTGCTCCCAATCTGGCTCGCTCTATCTATCTTTTATCGCTCACTATCTAACCCGCTTACGCACTTTACACCCGCTTACGCAGTAAGCCAGATTGCCCTAGATAAGCCAGATTGCTAAAAGTAAGCTAGATTGCCCTCTTGATTGTTCACAAAAGATCTATACAACAACAAAACTCTACAACACTAAAGGAGATTTTACAATGCCATCTATCACACAAAATGAAAATCCTATCGAGATGCTCCTAAAAAGACTCATCAATGATCCAGCTCTTTTGAAAGCTATCGAAAAGATGGGGAGAGAATCAGTTAAGGGGGCTCTCAAAGATAGAGCAAACAAACGAGCTTTAGACAGGTTCGGAACTTTATCGTACATCAACGAGATTAGACAAACCTGCAAGCTTTGTGGTTCCTACAAAGTTCTCTATAGTCCCATGATCTGGGATAAGATCGATAAGCTTTATAGAGCCTCCTGTCTTTCAGGAATCCTCTACGAAGAATGGGAGAATCTAGAAAAGAGAGTCCTCTATCAATCTGTCCCAACCTGTCCAGCTTGTGCAGAGAGCCTCCTTTCTCTCGATAAAAAGGTTTTGATCTCTAAAATCCTTTGTCTGGCCAATCTCTGATCGGTGTTCCAAAGTTCTCTAACGCTCTCTCTTTTTGATAACTTTCTAAGTTTAACATTGAAATTTTCATCATCATCTTTTCAACCCCAAAAAAGGAGCCTAACAATGCCATCTCTGCAATCACACTCAGCTTCATGCAAAATCACCCTGGAAGCTATCCCTCTAAATATCTTCTACACCTACACATCTCCGGCAGACTCCCAAGACTCTGAAAAGCTCTGTATAGATGGAGTCTATCTCCAAGACTCTAAAATAGACATCTATGATCTATTCTACACCTCTATGGCAGATCTCGAAGAAGAGGTCTACTCTATCTTGGAATCTCTCCCCCTAGATATGGAGGATTAACAGTATGAATGCCAAAAAAGAAATTCTTGAGCACATAGGCGATAGATCTGTCATCTATCTCACCATCTCGCTCTATAACCTCGAAACCAACGATCATGAACTCATAGGAGAGGGGGTACTCTCCGAAGTTCTACCGAAACTGAACTTTACCTATGATGCCAGCTTTGGAGTGCAATATCTCTTTGGAACTATCTGGTACTCTGGTGGTACATGGTCGGAGAGAGAGGAGTACGATGGCTCTGAGTGGTGGATCCACAAGGTTAGGCCAGCACTCCCTACTTCTGCAAGGAACCTTTTATGAAAACTAAAGTTATCTCAGTACGCCTCCGGTTGGAAGATCTCCAAAGTTGCTTCGATCTCTGCAACTCTGTTCGATGCCCAACAGATGTTGCATCAACAGCAATATCTAGGGCGCTCTCTATCCTTTTACAGAATCTCCGATCTTCTAAGGCGCTCCCAACTCATGCAGAGTCAACCCTTTTGGAGAATTCCCTATCTTTCAAAGAGAGACTCCCTTCTATATCTCTTGGAGATGGAGAGATAGAGAAAGAGAGAGAGATAGAGAAAGAGAGAGAAGAACCTCTCCCTATGTTTGAGGAAAATATCTTACATGATGCATACACATCTGAGCCAGACCTCTCTCTTGACAGGGAACTAGAAGATGAAATTACAAAACAAATTAGATTGATAGAGCTAGAAGAAGAGATTGATCTCCTCTCTAAGATTCTAATAACCTGATTTGTCTACGCCATCTTTTCTTGCACCATAAAGCTTTGTAAAATAATCAAAAAGATAAAAGAAAAATCTTGACATCTCTCTCGATACAATATAAAATCATTTCACAATTTGGGGGATCTTATAAAATCGGAACATCTCTCAACAAACCAGCCCTGCTGGATAACCCAACTTTTGAAAAAGGAGAAGAAGAAATGGCAACTGTATCTTGTAAAAATCCCTCTGTAGATCGTGCACTGGTCATAGATTATGATTTCACTGAAAATCTCACTGCTGCAATCGCAAAGTTTGGTGAGGACGTTGTCTTCTCAAGCTTCACCGCAGATGCCAAAGTTGGCCTGCAAGCTTTCGTCCGTGCTCGCCTGGCAAAGGTGGACGAAGATTATATGACCGACGCTGAGATTATCGCAGAAGCATCTCAGTGGGTTCCCGGTATGAGGAAGCAAGCTGATCCTCTGGCTAAGCTGCAAGCCCTCTTGTCTAAGCTCTCCCCAGAGCAAAGGGCTGCACTTTTGGAAGACGCCATCAACTAGGTTTTGTTCATCTCTCTTTCTGCATTTCATAAACTTTGTTTGATATAAAAGTTGATAAAGCCTCAACTTGGTTCCCGATAATCCAGGTTGAGGCTTTCCTTGAACTTTCAATATCTCAACATTTTCTCTCCAAATCTTTGCAATCTACAAATCTTTATAACAATATAGAAAGGAGGTGAAAACAATGTCTCTTATTCCACAAAGCCAAGTTGATAATGAAATTTTCAACACCAAACTTACACAGCCTAAAATCTTCATCCCAAACAAAGCTGGACATGACTTTTCAGATTGTTTACGCTACGGAACTCCGGTTTATGTAACAAAAGGAATTGTAAATCGATTCTCTGTAAATCTCATAGCTAGAGAGTGGGAACTCGCTCTGAGGGAAAGCTCAAAAGATGATTTTATTCTCATAACATCTCTGACAATTCTCACAACTATCGGTGCAGCACTCTTTAGTCACAAACATGGAACTCTGAATTTGTTGCTCTTCCTCAATGGTCGCTACATCGCTAGAAAGTTAGATTTCCTATCTCTGCTATCTCTCTCTGAGGAAGACGAAGAAAACGAAGAAGATTAAAAGAAAACAAAAAGGAGAATAATATGAACACCTGTTGTAGAGATAACACAGATCTGTCTCCCTCTAACCTTGTGAAGACAATCCCAGAGATGAAGAACAACCTCTCTGGTTTACGAACCACCTTAGGTTCAGTCTTCTTTGATAACTCAACCCTCGATTCTATGAGAGTCTGTCCAAGGAGATTTTATTTCAGCAAGATTAGACGCTGGAAACCAGATAGAGAAAGCCTCCCTCTTGTGTTTGGCTCCGCCTGGCATGCTTCAATGGACTATCTTTGGGCGCACCCAAACTGTACGCTTGAACAATCTTTTGAGCCTTTCCAAACTTTGTGGGATCAATCCCAGTTTGCAGACTCCGAAGATTTTGACAGTTTCCCCAGAACTCCAGCAAGAGCAAAAGATATGCTGGCCCGCTACATAGATAGGTATCAAAGCTGGCTTGTTAATAACATTGAAGTTTTGGAAGTAGAAAAACCTTTTATAGTCCCTCTCTCTGAGAGTCAGCAAAACCTTTTTTACATTGGCAAGTGGGATAAAGTCTACAGGGAGGGTGGATCAATCTATATCACAGACCACAAGACTTCATCCTCTTTCAGCTCGACATGGCTTGACAGCTGGAGTCCCAATGGCCAGGTTGATGGCTATCTCTACGCTGGTCATATGACCTATGGGGATGCATTCAAAGCTGTTATGATCGATGGAGTTTTAGTGCAAAAAAGCTCTATTGATTTTCGAAAAGTTCCTGTTGAACGCCAGATTGATATGCTGGACACCTGGAAGTGGGAAGTCCTAGATCTGATTGAACAAATCTCTTATTATGAATCCGAACTTTTGAGAACCCGCTCAGAGTTTGAGGAGACAAAAAAGAGGGAACCTTTTCTCAGAGCTTTCCCAAAATGTACTACATCATGCACAGCCTATTATGGCAAATGTCCTTTTCACGATCTCTGCAGGTTTATAGGCAACCCAGAGATTTTTGAAGACACAGATGATAATATCCCATCTGGCTTTGCCACAGATACTTGGAAACCTTTCCAAGTTGAAGAATCCGCATCTGGGGAATTTACAATAACTCCACATGAACATGACCTTTGATTTGATAGAATAACTTTATAGAAAAGAGACCTTTTATGAAAACCATCTTATATGTTGTGAAAATAGATTATAAAGAATTCCTCTTTGATAACTCAACCTCAGCTGTTGAATTTGCAACAACTGCTCTACAATCAGCAAGTGCTTTGTTAACAGCAAATACTACAAATATCTATGACATTGCTATTGAGCTTAAGATCTCTGATGATAGCGAAAATCTTTGTGAAACCAAAAAAGGAGGGAATTAAAATGCCTCATGTATCTGAAACAACTGGAGATCATAAGCTAAAGATTCTTGCATACGGCAAAGCTGGTTCGGGCAAAACATCTCTGTTCCGAACCATCCCTGGGAGGAAGTTCCTCTATATGTTCGATCCAGCTGGTTTGAACTCTCTCTCTTCAGATGACGACATAACTTTTGAAGAATTCCTCATAGATATAGTTCCAATGTCTGTGAACACTCTCAAAGGGAGTAAGGACTCATCTTCGCCGAACTATCAAAGCATGGAGACATACAGCAGATGGGAGAATGACTTCCAGATGAGGTTGGATAAAAACTGGTTTACAGATAGCTCTGTGGAGGTAGATGGAGTTAAAGGAGGTTTCGACGTTATTGGCTTTGACTCTCTTACAACCCTCACAGATATTGTTATGGATAGGATTCTTCAACTCAACCAAAGAGCTGGGAAGAATCCAGAACTTGGTGATTATGGCATTCTTACTAACACCCTAAGCAGGATTGTACGAAACGCAGCTGCAACGAATTGCACAATCTTTTTAACCGCCCATGAGCAGACACAGCAAGACAAGCTTATGCGATCTATATCTAATGAAATCATGGTACCTGGGCAGCTCAGAGTAAAGCTCCCTCTGCTGTTCTCAGAGATCTATCATTGCACTGCAGAGGTTGACAGCAAAGGTCTACCGAGATATAAAATAGCAACAATTGCAGAAGAACTCTTCCCGCTGGCAAGGGCATCTAATGTGATGAAAAATGCAGGTTTACAGCTTTTCCAAGATGTTACAATTACAACAAAGGATGCGACACAATCTGGCTTGGGTCCAATCATCAAGAAGTTGCAGGGTTAACCCTTGATAGAAGAACAAAAATCTCCTTGCAGAACATGCTTTGATAAGAGAGACAGGAAAGTTTGCAGCAAAACCTGTGTTCTTTTGAAAACTTATCGGAGCTACCTCAAGGAGATTGATGACCCGATAGAGAGAGCCTCAACTCTATCTGGTATTAAATACACCATCTTGATGGGAGGTGATCCTTAATCACAATCACAAGTAAACTCTACCGGCAAAGTAAAGAAGCTACACAAACCTCTAACCGATCCCAAAGATCACAAAACGAAAGGAAACTAAAATGAGCTTTATCGATCTGCCTATCAATGACCTGGATGAGATTCAAGAAGATAAGCCTGTCCCCGAGGGGGAGTATAATCTTGTAATCTCTGATTGCAAAGAAAAGAATAATGAAGCCGGCGAACTCAAAGGTCTCCTCGTTATTCTAGAGATTGAAAACCAAGATGGTGCAGCGAACGTCCTGCATAATATCTCCCTCCCTTTGCCGAACGACGATCAGAATAAGGTTAAGAACAAGCTTCTGTTCATCAAGCGCTTTTTGCAACTGTTCAAAATCGATGCTAAGAACGGTCAGTTGAACCCGCAAGATTTCTTGGGCAAGCGTGCCAAGTGCAAGCTGGTCCAAGATGAGTATAATAATGTAATATCTAACAAGCTCGCTCTGCCTGCTTCAAAGTAAATTTGATGCAACACAACACAAAAAGGGGATTAGAGTCACAAGCTTTAGTCCCCTTTTATCTTTTCTATCTGAAAGGATCTTTGCTATGATCACAAAGCATATGAATGCAGTCAAGGCAAGAACTCTCCACCTGGAGCGGGTCAACCCAGATGAGTGGCTAATGGAAGAGAAATATAAGGGTATCAGATGTTGGTATAAAAAAGAAGATAACAAAGTCTCTCTCATTACGAGAGGCCTGGAAGATGTGACAGAAAACTTTCCGCATTTGGCAGAAGACAGATTTCCAGACATCTCTGATCTTCAGCTAGACTGCGAACTCTTTGATCCAGCTCAAGAAGATGAGGTAGTATCTGGCTGGGCATTCACCAAAGAGATCTTGCCCTCTACCACAGAAGGTTGTGTATTAAAAGTCTTTGATCTCTTGCACATC